CTTGGTGGAATGTTGGTTCTACGTCAAACGGAACGGTAAACGGCTTTACTGGCTATTTTGCATACCTTACGTGTGTACCAGAAGTGTGGGGCGCATATGTGCCGCAGGGCACCTGCCTCATTGATGTGGATGCTGGAGATGCTGGATGGATAAATGCAAATGACAACGGCGGACAGGATGTGCCATTTTCTTCTAGAAATAACTTTGGGTATCGAGGGTATTTGCGCGGCTCAAGTTGGGGTATTGGCGCAAATATTAGAAACGACTTTAATTACTACTTTGATGGCCCAGTTGTAGGTAGTGCAGCAGAAAGTTTTACGCTTACTGGAGATTCAGTAAACGGATCTTCAACTATCACTTTAAGTAGAACAACCAGCGGCTTCAACAGAAACCCCGGATATTTTTTAATAACCGGAACCGGCATACCGACAACAACCAACGTCTATACAGAATACATATATTTCGGTCAAAAAACATTTAATTTAACTGATAGATTTGGCTTTGTTAATGCTACGGCCACGGCAAACGGAACAACATTTACGTTTGTTCGAGTTAATTCATACGTTTCATATTTAAACCAGCCCGGAAATGCAATTAACGTCGCTAAGTCAAACAACATATCAGGCGTTTTCACAAACGAGCTTGCGGGTATTAATGCTTCAACAGAAACAACTACTTGTGCATTCCCCACGATAACATTTACCTCCGCCGCTGATGCGGGAATTAACGATTACTACACTACGCAAAATAGTGTGGCTAACAATACGGCAGTCAGAAACATACAAAATGCGTTAGTCATTGGTAAGGTATACACAGCGTCTGGGACAGGGCTTACCGCGACTAGCGCTACGATAGATAACGCAAGAGTGATTAGTGTTGTTTGGAATAATTTTGGTACGGGCTTGCATTACATCCAATTAAGTCGAAACAGGAATGCTGCTGCAACAGCGGGGGCAACGATTACTTTACGATTTGTCCCCAACCCATCTTGTACGTTTCAAGACTTCGAATTGCTTGGCGGGGACAGTGCTAAGACGAACGACGATACCGTTGAAATTTACGGTTATTCACCTGATGCAGCTTGGTTCTCATCATCTCTTGGCGGTGGCGGAGGAACAGGAAATTCCAAGGCAATAATGGCTCGGGCTGGTATTGGGCAGTGGCGTTTCATCCGTATCGCCCCTCCCGGTTGTATTTATGACTCTGGGGTATTTAGAGCTACAGCGTCAACATTCGTCAGAAGAATGTATTTAGGTTATGGCGCTGTCGGCTATCTAATTACTTACGGTACAACGGGGGACTATAACAACTCGACTGTTAACCCAGTGGTAACTACTTTGACGTGGGCGGCTTCTGGCATAAACGCTGACGGCATAAACATCGCAGTAACTGCGGGTACGATTTACCGAGTGGTGATTCTTCCGTTTAACCCAACGCTAGTTGGCGACTATTACACAGGGCAGTTTTAATATGATACTTGTCAATGTTCCTACGTATGTTAGCCACGAAGACCTTGGCTTTATCTACTCTGGCGACAAGCTGCACCGGGATGACTATGACGTTACGTCAAACATGCACCCCTTTGATGGCAACTCCTACCGCTATGTGCCGGAGACAGAAAGCTGGGAGTTGAATCAGGACGCTGTTTGGGTCAAGGTCCGGGAAGAACGAAATAAGAGAATTGAGGCTTTTAGGTGGAGGGTTGACCGCCAGCGCGACTTAATTGATTTGGGTCTTGCTGGCTCCGCTACGCTAACTCCGTTGTTGCAATACGTACAGGCGCTCCGGGATATTCCGCAGACTAATACGGACCCGTTTGCAGTGGTTTTCCCTGATGAGCCGGAGGTATAAATTGACCCGTTAACCCTTTTAGCCGCCGCCAATGCTGCCGTCGCAGCGGTTAAAAAGGGTTGCCAACTTTACAAGGAAATCAAGGGGGCGGCGGGGGATGTCAGCGATGTCCTAAAAGACCTAAAGGAGCAATACAACAAGATAGTTGATCCGACCCCTGTACAGAAACAGCAATACAACGCTGAGGTGCAGCGGGTACAGGAGATTGCCAAGGCAGACCCGGGTGACGTTTTTACCGACATTGGCAATCAACTAGGCACCTTGATGGATGCTTATGATGCCATTAGTAAGGCCTTTTTGAAGGAGCAAATGGATGCAAAACAGGTCTATAAAGGAGAGGAAAGCATTGGCCGGAGAGCCCTAAAACGCATATTGATAACCTCCAGACTAGACGCTATGCTGGCGGAAATACGGGAAACCATGGTGTTTAAAGCCCCGCCAGAGCTTGGGTCCCTGTGGGAAAAGTTCGAAAAGATGTGGCAACAAATTGTTGCCGAACAGGAGGAAGCCCACGCAGAAGAACTTAGACGAGCACAAATAGCATCATGGCGACGCAGAAAAAGAATACAGGAAATCAAGGCAAAGGTGGCATGGGTCTCGGCAGTGGTGTTCGTAGTTATATGGGCGGTGGGAATAATGTGGCTAACAACGAAAAGCGCGATACAGAGGATGTCCCTTGGTCACTAATCGTTGTGGTCTTGTCAGTTCTGTTGATGTTTTTTATCGTGATGCCCGTTTTAGCTTTTATGTATTACGACATGTATTTTGCAACACAAGCCGCAGTATCAGAAGTAAAAAAGATGCGGGAACTTCGCAAAGAAATACAGATTGAGAGGATGTACGGGAAATGATTACACTCGCGCAGTTTAAGAAATTTGCCCCGCATACCAAATACCCCCAACAGTGGTATGACACCCTGTTTGGTCCGCAGACAGAGCTAGGCGGAAAATCTCTTCTCGACGAATATCAAATCAATACCCCGAAGCGCGTGGCAGCCTTCTTGGCCCAGTGTAGTCATGAGTCTGGTGGCTTTGTCTTTGTTACAGAGAACCTGAACTACAGTGCGTCTGGTCTGATGCGTATTTTTGCCAAGTATTTTCCAACGATGGAGCTTGCCAAGCAGTATGAGCGCAACCCGAAGAAGATTGCCAGCCGTGTGTACGCTAATAGGATGGGTAACGGGGATGAGGCTAGTGAGCAGGGCTGGATTTTTCGCGGACGAGGCATTCTCCAGTTGACTGGCAAGGATAATTATTTTTGGTTTGGTGCCTCGCTTGAGATGACACCAGAACAAGCCTCGGAGTATTTAGAGACTTTCGAAGGCGCAGCACAAAGTGCTTGCTGGTTTTGGGAAACTAATAAGTTAAATGCTTTGGCCGATGCAGGAGATATCCGCATGTTGACCAAGCGCATCAATGGTGGATTTATTGGATTGGCAGACAGGGAGCATCACTATGAAGTGGCACTCAATATGTTTGGTTCTGATACTCGCGTGGCTTAGTGGGTGTGACCGCTACCGGTACGAATGTCAGGACCCAGAGAATTGGGAAAAGAAGCAGTGCAAGAGACCGTACTGTAGTAGCACCGGAACCTGTCCGGATCAGTTGACTAAACCTGAAGACATGAAGGTGGAAACGTATGAACCCGCTAAAGTTGATCAGCCAGTTCCTTGCGCTAACTCAGGAACAGCACGATGCGGTAATTAAGTTCTGTATTGCGCTGACGTTCTGCTGCACCGTGATCATCATGGTGGGGGTCAGCCTATACAGTGTCGTTTTTGTAACACAGCCGATGTCGGGCATGGCTCCTGCGGACAAGCAGTTCTTCCTAATTTTGAGCGACATGTCCAAGTACATACTTGGCTCATTGGCAACACTTTTGGCGGTCAAAGGCAAGGATGCGCTGCCTCAGTTTACGCCACCGGGGTTGTCTACCAAGGAAGACCGTGAGGATAAGCCTGTGCCGCCGATTGGCCCAAAGGCTTCCGCGCCCACCCACGCGCCTGTGCGCATGGAACCGACCATTGATCCTATTAGTTCTCCGCCACCAGTAGCTACAGGCTATGGCGGTAAACCAGCGCCTGTTCAACCCCCTCATCCGGAGATCAACTGATGAAAACGCTATTGATAACTTTGCTGGCCTTGACTGTTAACTTATCGTTGGCGCAGGAAGTCAAAAAGGTCTGCAACGTCCAAAAAGACGCTAAGGGCAAGGAAGTAAAAGTTTGCAAAGATGTTAAGATTCACAAGAAATTGGATGGCACAAAAGTGCCGCCAAAATGATGAATCCTTGGGTCATCCTCGGCTTTGTAATTGCCATTGGCACGGCAGCCGGGGGAGGGTATTATAAAGGCAACGCTGCTGGCCAAGCCGAAATCCAACAGAAATGGGATGCGGAAAAAGCCAAGCAGTACGCCGAGTACGCCAAGGCGCAAGAAGAAGCACGTAAACGGGAGCAGCAATTACAGAACACGGCTGATACGTTGAGGAGACAGAAAGATGCCGAGATTAGGGATATTAATGCTCGTGCCACTGCTCTTAGTAACAGCTTGCGCGACAGATCGCCCCGCCCCGCCGAAACAAGTACCGTGTCCGGTACTACCAGCACTGGATCAGCCTCCTGTAGTGGAAAAGAGCTTCATCGAGAGGATGGAGAATTTCTTGTTGGGATCGCTGCCGAAGCAGACCGGCTTAAAACTGCCCTCGACCAATGCGTCAAACAATACAACGCCGCAAGGCAAAAGTAAGGAATAGCCATGCCAAGTACGTTTTCTCCTAATTTACGTATTGAGCTTATTGGGACCGGAGAGCAGTCCGGGACATGGGGCTCTACCACGAATACTAACCTTGGCACTTTGATCGAAGAGGCTATTTCCGGTTATGAGCCCATCACTATTACAGCGACACCGTATGCACTAGTGGCCACGGATGGTGCGGCTGATCAAGCAAGGAATGCGGTTCTTGAACTTAACGTAGGATCGCCGCTTGCCACAAACTTTGCGGTCTATGCGCCACCTGCCACTAAGCTTTATATCATTAAAAATATTTCTGGGTATACGGCTACGATTTATGTGGCCACTTCCATTGGTGGTACAACAGCCGCTCCCGGTTCGGCTTTTGTAGTTATTCCAACGGGACAAACATCCTTTGTTCTTTGTGACGGGGTTAACGCATACGACGCATTAAATTCAGTTAGCCAAAACTTTCGCGTAGGGAATAACCTAACCGTTTCGAACGACTTGACGGTAGTAGAAACAGCTACCAGTAAAAACATAACGGTAAATGAAAAGTTATTGCCACCAGCATATGCCACAGCGTTTCCCTCATCCACATTGGCAAGTGCGCTTGCTGCTGGAGCTAGTTCTTTAACACTTGTAGATGGAACTGCATTTTCTAGCAGCGGAACAATACAGATAGACTCAGAGCGAATCACCTATTCAGGAAAAACAACTAATACGCTTACCGGCCTTTCTCGTGCGCAAGGTGGCACATCAGACGTTGCTCATGCAGCGAGTGCTGTTGTGACTGAGATACCTGCCGCTTCTTTGGCAAATTTAGTCACTAACGGGAACATTAGTTGGAATAGCTCCACAGATACTGGAGTAGTTGGAACGGGTTCACTTCTGCGATTCTTAGTAGACACTATTAGTGCTCAGGCACTTACAAATAAAACCTTGTTGGGCGCATATATTAACGGCCAATACAAGAGCAATGCTGTGGCCGTTCCAGCATTGAACGTAGACTGTTCGTTGGGAAATTATTTTACCAAGTCTATCTCAACTAACTCTACGTTCACTATATCTAACGTACCATCAGAGGTATACAGTTTAACGGTGCAGTTGACTACTTCTTCGGGAGCCCTTCCAACATGGTGGGCGAATACATATTGGCCAGAAAATGCGCCCCCCAACATATCAAACGGGGTTCATCTTTTTATGTTTGTCACAAGCAATGGCGGCTCTACGTGGCGTGGTTCTGCGTTAATTAATTACACTAACTAATTATGGAACCAACTACACAACGGCTAATGATGGGGGCCGGGGCAAACAGGACCATCACATGGACAGATAGGTCTGTTTACATTCCCGATGGTAACAATGGGTACGTAGATTACATAAATGGTGTAGCAAGGTCTGGAAATACGTTTATTGCTGTAGGACAAAAAGCTACCATCATGCGTAGCACAAACGGTGCTACATGGACTCGTATTTCTCCCCCTGCGGGAACTTCAGCTTCGCTTGAGTATCTTTCCGTAACCTACGACAGCACAAATAATCGATTTGTAGCGATTAGTGCTACCACCATCATGTACTCCAATAATGATGGGGTTACATGGAGCAACGCAGTAACTGGACAAACTAATCAAGTAAGCATCCACTATGCAAACAATGTGTATGTCATTGTGGGTGACAGCGCGCTTATAAAAACGAGCAGCGACGGTATTGCTTGGACTTCTCGTTCTGCCCCCGCAGGGGTCACTGAAAGTTTTACTAGTGTTACTTGGGGCAATCCCTCTGGGTCAGGGGCTCCCGGAAGATGGGTGGCTGTTGGGGGGTCATCGAACTCTAGGTATATCTATTCTAATGATTCAGGGGTTACATGGATCAATATTGCAAACAATACGACAGAATCAATTAGGAAAATAATATGGGCCGGTGCTCCTATAAATTTGTATGTTGTAGTAGGTAATACAATAAGCACTGGAGCCCCTTTTATTAGAACAAATGCCGCTGGTAATGCAGCATTTTCAACAGTTTATACAGCCACTGCATCAATCGGAGAACAATCCGCTTATTCATTGCATTACACGGGGTCTACTCTTTTAATAGGTGGAGAAAAAGGTCAGTTAGTTACTAGTACAAACGGGACCGCTTTCACTGTTCAAAGAAACTCTCCTGCTGCTGCTAATCTTGTCGGGGACATAACCATATATGGAATCGAATACAGTTCTTCTCTTGGAAGATATGTGTTCGTTGGAAACCAAATACAGTATGCAACAGGGTTTACCAGAAGCACTGCTACTATTGTTTATTCAAGTAATTCAAGGATTCTATCCAGCACCTACGCAAGTGGCATAAGTGGGGGCTTGTATGTCTTTTCTACAAGTAATTCCGCCATAGTTTTTACTACAACTACTCTTACTTCTATAACCGGATATTACCTCCCTGCTGCCGCTGCTGATGTTTCTTTTTCTGGATTTGCATTAATAACAGATGGCACTAGAGTTATTGTGGGGGGTTCCGCCGAAAATGGAAAACCCAGAGTTATTTACAGCACTACCGATGGCGTAAATTGGGCTGAAAACTTCAGTAGCGCTACGGCAGGTCTTACTATCCTTGCTGGTATGTATGGCTCACAAATGGATACCCCCGGTCCGGGAATTGGTAAATACACTTTTGTTGGGATTGGAGATCATGTTGTATATAGTTCTGATGGCGTAAATTGGACCGCAGGTACTCAGCCTCTTTCATCTAATTACTACGCTATGTACTACACGGAGGACCCTCTTTATGGGTTTGCGTTTGGTTTAGCGGGGGGATCTGTCAATAAGCTAGAGACCTTTTTCTCTGCTTCTGGTCTTTGGGGCAATGTTGGTCCAGTGCCCACGGTCAATACAGGTGGCTCAACTAGAATCATGCGATCAATAGAGTATCGCAGAAGTCCAACTAATTTAAATAGCAGTAGATACTTTTTTGCATTAGATGGTCCAGCCAGTGGGGGGTATCTTATTACTACCCCATATGATTGGACTACGTGGACTAATTTAACCATGGCAGAAGCAAACACCTTTATTCGGTCGTTTGCAATTGAACCGCCTAATGGAATGCTTATTGCAGCAGGGTATAAATTCATAAGCTCTAAATATTACCTAAGCGTACAAATGACTGTAGATGGCGTTACATTTAAATCAACTAACGTGCCCTCTTACGAAGGGGAGCTTTACACGGCTGTGTATTCTCCTTCTTATTTTGTGGTTGCTGGCACCAAAGGTATTATTTTAATTACTGCCTCATAAAACGAGGATTTTTATGCCATTTCAAAAACTTCAATTTAGGCCGGGGATAGTAAGGGAAGTTACTACCCTTACTAACGAAGGTGGGTGGTATGACGGTGACAAAATCCGGTTTCGTGCCGGTATGCCGCAAAAAATTGGTGGGTGGTCAGCGGATACGTACACTACGTTTTTAGGGACTTGCCGCTCTCTTTGGAATTGGGTAACTCTTAAAGGGTTTAACATTGTTGGGCTAGGCACCAGTTTGAAGTTTTACTTGGAGAATGGTGCTGAGTATTACGACATAACCCCGATCCGTGAGACAAACCTCAACACCACCACTTTTGCTGCGACTAATGGATCATCAACTATTACGGTTACAGACACATTAGCCAACGCTATTCAAGTTGGTGATTTTGTCACGTTCAGTAATGCAGTAAGTCTTGGCGGCAATATCACTGCTGCCGTGCTTAATCAAGAGTATCAAATACAAACAGTCATCAGTGGTACGCAGTACACTATATCCGCTCGTGCAGCGGTAACCGGCAACATTGCTACTAATAACGGTGGAGCCCCTGTCGTTGCAAATGCTTCTGATAGCGGAAACGGCGGGTCTGCTACCGATTCAGCCTATCAAATAGGTGTGGGTGCAGATACAAACACTGTTGGCACAGGATGGGGCGTTTCTCCGTGGGGAGGATTTATCCCCGGCGGCGTAGCTACTGCACTTCCTGCTGCCCCCGGCGGAAATATTGACAATTCCGTCACTACTATCCCTGTTGTAAATAGTTCTGCGTTTACAGGCACGGGCGCAATTTTGATTGATAGCGAATATATAACCTATACGTCTATCGCTGGTAATCAATTTAGCGGCGGCTTGCGAGGGCAGGACGGAACAACAGCGGTTTCGCATACAGGCGGGACGCTTGTTTATCAAGCCACAAACTTCCCCGGTTGGGGAGAACCTTACTCTGGCTCTTCCGCTCCTCTTCAACAATTGCGTATTTGGTCGCAGTCCAACTACGGGGAAGACCTTTTATTTTCTCCGAGAGGCGGAGGGCTTTACAGATGGCAACCCCTTAGCGGAGCATCCCCTGCTTGGAGCACTCGCGGATTTCTTATTCAAGGCCCCGATGTTCCTAGCAAAATAAATCAGGTGCTCGTGTCGGATGCCACACGAATCACGATTTGTTTTGGCTGCAATGGCTATGGGGCATACAACAGCACTGAACTAGACCCAATGCTGATCCGTTGGTCGGATCAGGAAGATTACTATGATTGGACGGATACTGAAACTAACCAAGCGGGTAGTTTCCGTTTGTCTCGTGGGTCCTCCATCATTGGTGCGCTTCAATCTCGTTTAGAAGTTCTAGTTTGGACAGACAGCGCCTTGTACGCAATGCAGTACATTGGTTTCCCCTTGGTGTGGAGCTTTAACCTCCTCTCCGATAATATCTCCATGGCCTCACAAAACTCCATGGTAGCGGCTACTGGCGCTGTGTTTTGGATGGGCATTGATAAGTTCTATGTTTACGATGGTAGGGTAAATACTCTACCCTGTTCGGTCAGAACTTATGTCTACGAAAACATTAATCGGGATCAGTTTGCGCAAGTTTTTGCGGGGACGAACGAAGGGTATACCGAAATTTGGTGGTTTTATTGCTCTAAAGATTCTACGGTCATAGATCGTTACGTCATATACAACTATGGGGAAAAGGTTTGGTATTACGGCACGTTGAGCCGAACAGCATGGCTAGATACTTCTTTGCGGCCGTACCCAATTGCTACCACGCCAACGGGTCTTTTGATCAGTCATGAAGTAGGTGTAGACGATGGGTCTACTAATCCACCGGCTCCAATTAATTCTTACATTCAGTCTTCCGATTTTGATATTGGGGATGGTCATAGTTATGGGTTTGTGTCCCAGATTATTCCGGACATTACATTTGATGGGTCAAACACCTCAGGTTTAACTTCGGCTAATCCTTCCGTGGTGTTTAAAGTTCGGCCAAGAGAAAATCCGGGATCAAACTACGGCTCTACACAAGCTCCTAAATTGTCGTCTGCGCAGTCTTATGCGGGGCAGCAAACATACAACGTCCAGCAGTTTGGGCAGATTTTGTATACCCGGGTAAGAGGAAGGCAAATGGCCTTTAGGGTGGAATCCACTACTCGCGGTACACAATGGCAGCTAGGGGTTCCTAAGATTGATATTCGTGCGGATGGTAGACGCTAATGGGTAGCATTGTAACTACAGACGCTGTTCCTTTACCGAGGACCAAGGCCCCTGCTTTACCGTATGCGCCGCCTTTGTATGACAGTGTCTACCAAGATGCTTTAAACAACATCCTCCGGCAGTATTTCAATACGCTGGATAACTTTATCGCTCAATTTATGGCTACTACTGCGACGATTGGTGTCTACGGGGCCGGTGTTGGGGCCGACGCTTTCGGAAGGTTGCGGGTATCGGAACCTTACACTTTGTTCGACAGCCAAAATAGATTTGCCAAAGACAATCAGTTTGATGAACAAGGGACGGGTTCTGGGGTCCCTACGTCAACTTATGTAGCAGATGAATGCTCCGTCAGTATGACGGTAAATGGTCCTTCTCAGACTGTTATCAGACAATCTGCTCGATGTATGCCATATCAGCCCGGGAAAGGGCTTTTGGTACTTGCTACCTTTGTCATGCAGCCTACGGCTGAAGTTACTTCACGTGTGGGTTACTTTAATGCTGGGAACGGTGTTTTCTTACAAAAAGAGAATTTATCCGAACCTCAATTTGTTCTTCGCACGAGCACGTCAGGATCGCCAAGTGACGCTAGAGATGTTCCTCAATCTTTGTGGAACGGGGACAAATTAGACGGCACAGGCCCCTCGGGCTTGACCCTAGATTTAACGAAAGCCCAAATCCTTTGGATGGATTTTGAGTGGCTAGGCGTTGGCTCGGTACGTTGCGGATTCATTATCAACGGGCAGTACATTATTTGCCATACATTCAATAATGCCAACGATATAGACAAGGTTTACATGACCACGGCTATATTGCCTGTCAGGTATCAAATTACTACAAGTAATACTTTTACGGGCAGCGCGGCCCTCAAACAAATTTGTTCGACTGTGGTTTCTGAAGGTGGTTACGGACAAACATCTATTGACCACGTAGCGCGACGCACCACAGTACTTACCGGAATAACAACCGCCGCTACTTTTTTCCCTGTTGTTTCTATACGGTTGGCTTCTGGACGTACAGGATCGGTTGTGTTGCCAAATAGAGTACAGTTTCTGCCGTTGACCAGCCAGAACTACGAGGTGGCGCTGCTGAAGAATCCGACATTAACGGGGGCAACTTGGGCGGCTACCGTCCCGACAGATACCAATGTGGATTTTGATGTTGCAGCAACGGCAATATCAGCGGTGGGCAGTATTGTGCAAACCGACTACGTTACATCAACAGGTAGTGGCGGCACGAGTGCTACCTCTACACCTACCGGATACAACTGGGATTTACAGCTTGGCGCGACCATTGGTGGGACAAGCGACATCTACACGGTGGCGGTTCGTACCGTGGATGGGGCCACCTCAGGAAGCGGGGTTGGAAGTCTTTCTTTTTATGATTTAACCCAATAAATACGCCATAATTTAGGCAATTTTGATCGAGGGCACATCATGGCTACATCCCCTGAAGGAATCATGGCACTAGGGCAACCTGCCGAGGCCGGTGAACCGCCGTCCTCCATTCAGATTTCTCGAAATGAGGCGTATGACATTAGCAGACAAGCGCTTAATGAAGCTCGCCCTGATGTGTCGGCAGAACTGGAAGATCGTTTAGCCGGTTTCCGGGAAAAAGCACGTCAACTTCCTACTGATATTCTTGAGGCTCTCGTTGATGGTTTTGAAGAGGCATTAAACCGGAAGGATGATTACCCAGCGTTTCTTGAAGAAGTAAGAAAAGAAGCCCCTGTATTACTTGATATTTTGCCTCCTGAGTACGATGAGCCGTTTTTGTCTGCTATGTACTTCCTATTGGTGGATGCACTTCGTGCAAAAGAAGGCAAAGAAGACATAGGTGAGGGGATTGGAGCAATAGCCCCCCAAAAGTTTGCCATGGGGGGTATTGCAGAAGCGGCTAGATTAGTGGCCAGCCAAGGTCGTCGTGGCGACACTATGTTGGCGCACATTAATCCACAAGAGGCACAACTTCTAAAGGCATTGGGCGGTGCGGGTACGATTAACCCAAGAACGGGCCTTCATGAATATGGCTCTAAGAAGTGGAAAAAATTAGGCAAAGCAGTTGGCCTAGAAAAGGCCAAAGAGGTTGTTGATGATTTTGTCAGTGATGCGCGGGACTTTATAAGAAGTGACGTTGGCGGCATCATTACTCAAATTGGCATTACTATATTTCTTACCCCTTTCGTTGGTCCTGTTGGGGCTGCGTCAATAGCCTCTGGAGCTACCACAGCATTTAGGGGAGGAGATCTTAAAGACATAGCAAAGTCAGCAGCACTTGCAGGGGCAACCGCATACTTCTCTACCCCGGGCAGCCCTATCTATAACACCGTGAGCAAATACACTCCGGCTTTTATGAACAACGCTGTAGTTAATTCTGCAATTACTGCGCAAATAGTAGGCACAGGGGCAGGATTGCTGCAAGGTCAAGACCTAACCGAGGCGGCTAAAAACGGCCTTAGAGATGCTGCAATAACAGCAGCCGGTACATACGCTAGTGGCGGGACAAAAGCACAAGTAGA